GACCTTATCAAGATTGTGGGGGAATACGGAATGCGTTTTAAGTTTGTTAGCATTACTACTAACACAAAGACTGGGGCTTCTTGGGTAGATTGTCACGAGGTACACAGAGGACAGACTGGAGCATTCCGATCATTCGCCATTGACCGTGTAAAGCGTATCCCTAAGCGTAGAATGAAGAAAGCAGTGGTGAAGAAGAATGTCTAATTTCGAAGACTTAACAGTCGAACACCTTGACGAGATGAACAAGGTTGTAGAAAAATATCTACAGGGTGAAGACCCAACACAAATTTCTAAGGAACTTTCACTACCTCGTCAAAAGGTTGTGTCACACCTCAACCAGTGGAAGGCTATGGCTGCAGACAATGCTGCAATCCGTGCTCGTGCCAAGGAAGCCCTGGTAGCTGCTGACACCCACTATAACTATCTAATTAATAAAGCATATGAAGTTATGGATGAAGCAACCACCACAGCAAACCTCAGTGCAAAGAATGCATCTATCAAGCTCGTTCTTGATATTGAGTCAAAGCGTATCGATATGCTACAGAAGGCTGGTCTCCTTGAGAACAAGGAGCTTGCAGAAGAGATGATTGAGATTGAGCGTAAGCAGGATATCCTCAAGGGTATTCTTCAGGACATTGCTTCAGAGCATCCAGAGATTCGTGACAAGATTATGAGACGACTCTCAGACATTGCTAAGAACCAGGAGACGATTACCATTGTCAATGTTCAATGATTTTTTCGAAGTACTTAAGAGTAGTCACTTTGACGAGATTCCAGTAGATGCAAAAACCTTCGTTGAGGGTGAGGACTACTTGGGACAGCCACAGCTATCAGAAGCACAGTACGACCTCGTAGAGTCAATGAGTCAAATCTACCGTGTAGAAGAACTTATTGAGATTATGGGTGAAGAGGCTGGTCGTAGGCACTACAAGAAGTACACCAAGAATGAAATCATTATGCAACTTGGCAAGGGTAGTGGCAAGGACTTTACCTCAACTGTAGGATGTGCCTACTTAGTATATAAACTACTATGCCTAAAAGACCCTGCTCGCTATTTTGGTAAGCCAGGTGGTGACGCTATCGATATTATTAACGTGGCTATTAACGCTCAACAGGCTAAGAACGTGTTCTTCAAAGGCTTCAAGACGAAGATCGAACGCTCACCTTGGTTTGCTGGTAAGTATGACCCAAAGGCAGAACAGATTAACTTTGATAAGTCTATTACTGTTTACTCTGGTCACTCAGAGCGTGAGTCTCACGAGGGTCTTAACCTTATCCTAGCTATCCTTGACGAGATCTCTGGTTTCGCACAGGAGATTGGAACTGGTAATGACCAGGGTAAGACTGCAGACAACATCTACAAAGCCTTCCGTGCTTCCGTAGACTCTCGTTTCCCAGACCTAGGAAAGGTGGCACTACTATCCTTCCCTCGTTATCCTGGAGACTTTATCTCAACACAGTATGACAAGGTAATTGCAGAGAAGGAAGTTGTAACAAAGACTCACAAGTTTATTTTGAATCCAGACCTACCAGAAGATGCAGATGGTAATACACTGGAAATTGAGTGGGAAGAAGACACAATTGTTAGCTACAAGTATCCAGGTGTATTTGCTCTAAAGCGTCCTACATGGGTAATTAACCCTACTCGTAAGATTGACGACTTCAAACTTGCATTCTTTACAGACATGGGCGATGCTATGCAACGTTTTGCATGTGTTCCTACATTCGCATCAGACGCATTCTTCAAGGACCGTGACAAGGTTCGTGCTGCAATGACTATCCGTAATCCACTAGACTCAGCCAGACGATTTGACGAGACATTCGTTCCTGACCCAGACAAGAAATACTTTATCCACGCTGACCTTGCACAGAAGCATGACAAGTGTGCTGTTGCTATTGCTCACGTAGAAAAGTGGGTATCAGTCCAGGTAATGAAAGACTATGAACAGATCGTACCAATCGTAGTAGTAGATGCTGTAGCATACTGGGAGCCACGCAAGGAAGGTCCTGTGAACCTCTCAGAGGTTAAGCAATGGATTCAGAACCTACGTCGTATCGGATTTGATATGGGCATGGTGAGCTTTGACCGTTGGAACTCATTTGATATCCAGAACGAGTTGAAGGCTGTTGGTATTCGTACTGAGACTGTTTCTGTTGCCAAGAAGCACTACGAGGACCTAGCCATGCTTATTTACGAAGACCGTCTTGTAATGCCCAACATCGAACTTTTGTTCGAAGAACTTACAGAACTAAAGATTGTAAAGCAGAACCGTGTAGACCACCCTAGAAAACTTTCTAAGGACCTTGCAGACGCTGTCTGTGGTGCTGTGTTCGGAGCTATCTCTCACACACCTCGTGACAGAAACACCGTTGTTGAAATCCACGAGTTCCGTGACCGCAAGCCACAGCAAGACTTCATTGAAGATAATCCTCGCAATGTTATTCACGCACCCAAGGCAGAAATTGACAGCTATTTGCGTCAGTTCAACATTGACTTGGTTTAAACATTGTGGTAGAATAGATATCTAACCCAAATTTGTGAGGAGTGCATGTGTCTTTAGATATTGTGTACTTCTCTAATTATTCTGGTAATACTAAACGCTTTGTAGAAAAGCTGACTAACAACGCAAGGAGAATTCCAATTGACTATACTGCTGATGCTGATACCGTTGGCGTTTGCGTTCCTTATATACTTGTTGTTCCAACTTACGGAGGCGGTAGTGAAAAGTCAGCGATCCCAAGGCAGGTCAGGACATTCCTCAACGTACCAGAAAACAGACAACTCCTCAGAGGAGTAATTGGGACAGGCAACACCAACTTTGGAGAACACTACTGTAAGGCAGCAGAGCTAATCTCTGCCAAAACAGGTGTCCCCATTATCGCCAGGGTAGAGATACTAGGCACACCAGAAGACATAGAACTAATAACAGAAAGGCTGGAGATGTTAAATGACACCACAGTATAGCTACCATGAGCTAAATGCAATGTTGAATCTTTATGACCAGAACGGTCAGATTCAATTCGATAAGGATAAGGAAGCAGCACGTGCTTACTTCCTTGACCACGTAAATCTAAACACAGTATTCTTCCACAGTCTGGAGGAGAAGCTTGACTATCTAGTTGAACATGAATACTACGAAAAGGAAATCCTTGACCAGTATGACTTTGAGTTTATCAAGGAAATGTTCAAGCGAGCATACGGATACAAGTTCCGTTTCCCAACATTCGTTGGAGCGTACAAATTCTACACAGGATACGCACTAAAGACATTTGATGGTGAACGCTACCTAGAACGCTTTGAAGACCGTGTGGTGATGAACGCATTGATGCTTGCTCGTGGAGACCGTGCTTTGGTTGCCAGCCTGATCGATGAAATTATTTCAGGTCGCTTCCAGCCAGCAACACCTACATTCCTAAACGCAGGTAAGAAGCAACGTGGAGAGTACGTCTCCTGCTTCCTGCTCCGCATTGAGGACAACATGGAGTCAATCGCTCGTGCAGTAAACTCCTCACTCCAACTTTCAAAGCGTGGTGGCGGTGTTGCACTTAACCTTACAAACCTTCGTGAACTTGGTGCTCCAATCAAGAAGATTGAGAACCAGTCTTCAGGTGTCATCCCAGTTATGAAGATGCTTGAGGACGCATTCTCTTACGCCAACCAGCTTGGTGCTCGCCAGGGTGCAGGTGCAGTTTACCTAAACGCCCACCACCCAGACATCATGCGATTCCTTGACACTAAGCGAGAGAACGCAGATGAAAAGATGCGTATCAAGACTCTTTCAATTGGTGTGGTAGTTCCTAACATCACTCTTGAGCTTGCTAAGAATGGTGACGACATGTACTTGTTCTCACCTTACGATGTTAAGCGTGTGTACGATAAGGACATGAGCGACATTTCTATTACAGATATGTACCAGGAACTTGTAGACAACCCAGAGATTCGCAAGACTAAGATCAAGGCTCGTACTTTGTTCGAACGCATTGCCGAACTTCAGTTTGAGTCAGGGTATCCATACATCATGTATGAAGACACTGTTAATGATGCCAACCCAATCAAGGGACGCATCAACATGTCAAACCTTTGCTCTGAGATTCTGCAGGTAAATACACCAAGCATTTACAATGCTGACCTTAGCTATGCTGAGATTGGTAAGGACATTTCGTGTAACCTTGGTTCACTAAACATTGCTAGTGTAATGGCTTCACCAGACTTTGGCAAGAGCATTGAGACAGCAGTACGTGCCTTGACAGCAGTATCGGACCTAAGCAACATTGAATCAGTACCATCAATTGCTGACGGTAACGACAAGTCACACGCTATTGGTCTTGGTCAGATGAACCTACATGGTTACTTTGGTAAGGAAGAAATGTTCTATGGTGACGAGGAGTCTATTGACTTTACCAACATTTACTTCTATACTGTTCTATATCACGCACTACGTGCTTCCAACAAGATTGCTATTGAACGTGCAGAAACGTTCGATGCTTTCTGGGAATCAAAGTATGCTGATGGAACATTCTTTATCAAGTACATTGGTAGAGAGTGGAAGCCAGAGACTGCCAAGGTTGCGAAGCTTTTTGCGGATGCAGGAATCGCAATCCCAACGCAGGAAGACTGGAAACAATTGGCACAGAGTGTTATGCGTTTTGGTCTCTACAACCAGAACCTTCAGGCTGTTCCACCA